CAGCAAGCTGGGAACTTGTCTCTAGCTATCGAGAACTGCATGGAAGAGATCCGTCGCATCCGGTGGAACATCGAAGGTCGTCCTGACAGTCGGGGGATCGCTACCTACGACATGCACCCCAGGGATGAGTTTCGCTACTCGATGGCACTGCTCAAGTGGGAGTCGCACCTCGCGAAGCTTCAGGGACTCCTCATCGGTCGCGTCGATGTCACCTCACAGGGTGAGCCGATGCAGGTTGCGATGAATCTGCCTGCAGGGCCGTTTGCGGACATCGAGTCTGCTTAAGTGGCAGATCTCACTCTCAACTACAAACCCTTTAAGAAACAGTTAGAGGCGCACGCGCGCCCAGAGCCCATTGTCGGCTACCTCGGAGGGTGGGGCTCGGGCAAGACCACTTGGGCTATCGCAGAAGCGTTCAGGAACACGTGCTTCCTACCGGGGATCCCAGGGATCCTCTGCTCTCCCACCTTCCCGGTCCAGCGGAAGACCCTCTACCCCACCATCGTGTCTCTACTTCCAGGCGCAAGTCGTTGGCCTCGAGGCCGGGAGAAGGCGAAGGACTGCCTAGGACCAATGGCTCGCGAGTGGAACGCGCAGGACAGGGTGCTCACCCTCGACATCGGATCACCGAAGAGCCCGACTAGCCGGGGAGGAACCGACTGGTTCTTCGGCTCGGTCGATGATCCCGGCTCTATCGAAGGTGGTACTTACGGTTGGGGTGTCATGGATGAGGCCCGGTTGGCTACCCATGAAGCTTGGCGGATCTTCAACTCTCGTATTCGAGACCCCAGAGCTCCGATTCATCGCAGATCGATCTCATCCGTACCCGCAATGAACTGGATGTACGACGAACTTGCGAAGGATCTACCGGGCAGAGCCTATGTTCGGGCCTCATCGAGAGACAATCCCTACCTACCTGACGACTACGTTGACTCTCTAAACCTATCTGACCGGATGGCGCGGGCTTACCTTGAGGGGGAGTTCGTTGTTCTCCAGGGTGTCGTCTACTTCACCTATGAGCCCAGACTCGGTGAGAGCTTAGTGGACATGATGCCCGATCCAGACGCAGCATCGTGGGGAGCGCTCGACTTCGGTGGTCGCCGTCCCTTCTTCGCTTTGATTCAAGACCGAGACGTAGACGGGATCGACGGAGAGGTGATCATCGAAGAGGCAGTCGGCGCTGACACCCTAGAGACTACGCACGCACACGAGTGCGCACAGATGCTCAAGTCCTACGGCATCGTAATGAACGATGTGTTCTGCGATCCCGCTGGGGCGAATAGAAACGCACAGACTAACATCTCATCCCTTCAGGTCTACGAGAGCATCTTCAGGCAAGAGGGAGTTCTCGCGGGCGCGATGCGCTTCACCACATCGAAGGTGGACCGGCACATTCCCTCGGGTGTCGAGGCCGTCCGGGGCTTGTTCCAGAACCACAAAGGAGACCGCAAGCTCTTCGTCGCCAAACACCTAACAGAGAGCAAGCGCACAGCTCGCTATCCAGACGGAGCGGTTGGGATCCACGGGTCGCTGATGGGCTACTCCTACCCTAAGAACAAAGCTAACGATGCAATGCCCCAGAAAGACAACCGGACAGACCACGCGATGGACGCGCTGCGCTACTACGTGATCAATCGTCACGGTGTAATGGCGGCACCTCAGATTCAAAACTTGAATCCTCCTCCAATGTCAACCATCATCGGGGGGCATGCTTGGTCAGACCCTGCTGACCATCCAGATAACTGGTGAGGGGTACGCTGTGAGCGACATGAAACCCGAAGAATACGCCAAGGTTGGCAAAGAATGGCCCCTTTCTGTGTCTGAAAAGGACGTAGAGAGAGCGAATAAGGCCGGCGTTCCAACCACGGTTTACCCCGAAACCTTCGATCCAACGGTGCTTTCGGAGGCTCGAGGTCTCTCAAAGAACGCTGGATACGTCGGAATTCCGCTCATCGGGGGCACGATTGACCTCGATAGCAACCCAAATCTGGACAGTTACGACTGGCGAGGGAGCTACGACGACATCGGAATCGTCGATCAGATGGTCCGAGAGGACCCTGTTGCCCAAGCTATTCGTCTTGCGTGGACTCTTCCGCTCCTTTCGGTGCAGTGGTCGGTTCAGCCGGCCTCTAACGACCCAAAAGACATCGAGATCGCAGAATTCGTTCAGGACTGCCTGTTTGAGCACATGCGCGGTGGTTGGCTCGACTTCCTAGAGCAGGCTGTCCAGTTCACATGGAGAGGGCTCTCTGCTTTCGAGATTGTTGCTCGTTACGACAAAGAGCTCGGAGCAACCGTCATCGATAGCCTTGCTCCTCGGCTCCCGTGGACGATTGACGAGTGGCAGAAGTATCCTGACGGTCGTTACGGGTTCACTCAGTTTGCTGATCCTGCAGATCCACCCCTAGGACGCAGGAACACCAACGCTTATCAGGGAGCAACCCTCTCCCCAGACAAGCTTGTCCTCTTCCGCTTCCAGCCCGAAGGAGACAACCCGGAGCCGATGGGGATCTTGCGTCCAGCCTACGCATCATGGCGACAACGACGAACCTATCTGAAGCTTGAAGCTACCGGGTATGAGCGCAGCGCTTACGGGATCCCAACCTGCACCGTGGACCCTGGTGCCAACCCCGGAGATGTCGAACAAGTTAACATAATACTGAGAGAGCTCAGGGCTGGGATCCGCGCGTTCGCGATGTTCCCCAAGGGATTTAACCTTGAGTGGACCGAGTGTCCTATGAAAGCGGACGCGATTCGTCACGCTCGCGTTGCAGCCGGCCAAGACATGGCTCGTGCGGCACTCTGTCAGTTCCTCTTTACGGGTGAGTCTGCGGGTGCCTACTCACTTATCCAGGGGCAACTCGACCACTACACGATGGCACTGCAGCAAGCGGCAAACAGCATCGCGACGACGATGTCTCAGGGTCCGCATGCCATCATTAAGCGTTTAGTGAACTGGAACTTCTCGGGAGTCACCGAGTACCCCTACATTCAGGCTGGCGAGATTCGGGTTGGTGATCCGAAGCAGTTGGTCGAAGCAGTTAAGACTGCAGTAGACGCAGGGGTCGTTACCCCAGACGATCAGATTGAAGCTAAGATTCGCGATGTCCTCTCTCTCCCCCAACGGGTGGACAACGCAGCTCGTCCCATCGATGTGGACCCATCCACGGGACCCGGTCAAAACGCGCCAGTTGAACCCGGTGATGAAGACGAGCCATCAGATGCTTCCCCTCCCGAAGACCCTCAGCCCCCTTCGGGAGGGGAACCATCTACTTCTAGCCGGGGAGAGCAGCAAGCGAAGCAGGAAGAAGAGGTTCTGCACGAGTGCGGGTGCGGCCCAGTTGCGCTTCGAGAGTTTCCCGTCGATGAGCGGGTAGAGATGGACGTTTTTATTGAGGGGCCGCGCGGCAGAGAGGTCCGAGAGGTTGAGAAGTGCGTTCGATACTCCGAAGTGAACGGAGTCAAAGACGAGGCTAACCAGGCAATCGCTGACACAGTGACCGAGTGGCGCAACAGCATCATCGACGAATACTCGGCCTCATTGGCAGAGGAAGACAGTGTCGAAGAGATGCTCTTGGTTCCAGTCCCTCGAACGGATGAACTCGAGGCACTTCTTATCGATGAGCTTCGCGAGGTCTACAACAAAGGCAAGGAAGCGGTGAGCCGAGAGGTAGAGCGGCAAGAGAAGGATCCCTCGCTTCGCTCGAAGATCGAGGACGGTGAAGCCCAGCCTAGGATGGAAGGCGACAAGATCGAACTAGCTGAGATCGACTTCAGTGTCCCCGCTGGTGTCAAGGCAGAGCTCAAGAAGGGTCTGAAGTGGCACGAGGAAGGGCACAGTGGAGACGGCCTCATGCCCGCTACCGTGTCTTGGGCTCGTCGCATGGCATCTGGAGACCCGATAAGCCGCGACAAGGCTATCAAGATGAGAGCGTGGCTAGCTCGTCACGCGGAGGACAAGAAAGGCAAGGGGTTCAGTCCCGGAGAGGATGGATTCCCGTCTCCTGGCCGAGTCGCCTGGGCTCTCTGGGGTGGTGACGCTGCCGTCTCGTGGAGCGCCAAACTTGTTCGACAGATTGAGTCCGTGGAGAAGGCGAGTGAGGGACAGCCCACACTCCCTTTTGACTTAGCGGAGCCTGTCAAGGCTCCCACTCCTCTCGATGACGAAGACGAGAGCTACATCGATGACATCGATCCAGAAGACGCTATCGCAAACACTGCAGCCAACGCTGCTCGTGATGCAGCGGACCGGATTCAGCGAGTAGCTATCTCAACGATGCAGTCTGCAGGCGTGGGTGGCGCGGTGCCTCCTCCTGCCGTAGGATTCCCGGCAGTGGCAGGGGCTCTTGCTGTTCTCTCGGTTGGTGTTGACTATCGGTTAGCCCAACAGATGTCCAACCTGACTTACGGACTCGGGAGAGCTCAAGAGCTTCGGTCCTCTGAGGTGCGGAGATACATCTACTCCAACCTTGCCGAGTCCCAAAGCTGCGGACCCTGTGAAGAGCGTGATGGTGAGACCTTTGATGCCTCAGCCCTCCCCATTTATGCAACCCCAGCAAGTTGGTGTGTCGCAGGTCCGATGTGTAACTGTCTCGTCATCGGATTGGTGGAGTAATGCCTGGAGGACGACCGAAGCGAAAAGATCTCCCTGAAGGGATTGGGCTCTACCCTGACTATGTGGTCTCGGTCATCGCTCAAGAGAACGGAGAGCCGATCTCTACGCAGGGCGTCCGTTACCTCCGAGAAGTTAACGACATCCCCCCAGCATCAGAGCCCTATCGCAGTCAGTGGCTATCTCGAAGGGGCCGGCGAGGGGAAGACTTCTAGTTTCCTTGTCCTACCTATCCTTGCGGAAACTGCCGTTTGTTCCGCAGACTAGGGTCCATGACTGAGGAAGAAGTGGAACAAGCCTACGCAGAGTGGACGACGGCATTCATTAATGATTTGCCT